CATTTGCCAAGAATGGAATTACATATGAAGTATAAGCAAATCCAAAGTTCAGGTCCATACCTTTACCAGTGATTGCACCAATATCAGCAGCCTGAATAAGTAAACCTGAAGATACAGCCTCACGCTTGATAGCTTCATTTACCATTCTCATACCACCCATACCAGTTTGAACTACTAAAGATCTTTTTGGATCTGGACCTTGGAACTCAACTTTACCATTGAAGAAGTTGTAGATCTCTCCACGGAATAAATCTAATGTAAAGTTGTTTTTGTTGTACACTCTTTTGAATGAGTTATCCAACTGCTTCCAAAGACCCACAGATAATCTTAGATCATCCGGACCATCTTGACGTACTCTACCTCCTTGTCCCCACATTAAGTAAGTCTCAATGTCAGTTGCAATTTTAGAAAGGTGAGCTGCTTCCATTGTAGTTAAGAAAGTTCTAGATAAGTCTCCGTTGTCAAATGCACGTTTAACTTTATCTTTCCCTAATGTTTTAACCATGTCATCCAAAGATGTGATTGATGGATCAATGTTTTTGTCAAATGTTCTCCAGATCTCAGTTACAGGAACTGTACCATCTGCATTCATTCCACCTTTGATCATCAAGTCAGCACGGCTAGAGATAGAATAATGAACATGAGCTTCAGCACCACCAACAAAGTTATAGAATTCACGGAATCCTGTTCTTGTTGTGATATCTGAGAATCTTTCACCATATTCTCCACGGGCAGAACCTTTACGGAAAACTTTAGTACCATTAGCCAAGTACTTGTTATCCAAATATTTGAAGTTGTCATTGTTTACCAACTGCACTGTATAGATATAACCATCTCCTAATGGAAGGATATCTTCAGCAGTAATGTACATCTCAACACCATTGTATTTGTCATAAGTGATGATATCACCATGTCCAAATTCTCTTCTGTTAAGTTTGATACGGAAGGTTGTTCCTTCAATACCTTTAAAGTTGTTATCTGGCTCAATGTCCTCAAGGATGTAAGGTAGATCCACAGACACTGGAGTCTGCCATCTATACTCACCACGAGCATTATCAACCATAATTACATTTTTACCACCAAAGCTAGACATTTGGTAAAGAGGCATTTCTACCTTTTGAGCCATTGCCCAAAGGTCCACTGGACCTAAATCCATTGGTTCTGCATCCTTCAACATGTTAACCAAGTGGTAAGAGTCTACATGTGACGTAGCATTGTACGCGGTATCCCGTAGAAATATACCATTGTTTAAAACTGGAGTTGCCATTTTTATTTGTTTTTATTTGTTACTATTTATTAAAATCTCTTGAACAAGTTATTTGGTCTTGAGATGGTTCTTTGCTGTGTTTGTTTTGCAGAAGGTCTTCTTCTTGTATCATCCTCATCATCATTAGAAGAAGATGTAAGTTTTCTAGACTCTTCTGTTTTTAATTGTCTTACAGTTTTTTCTACTGCTTGTCTGCTTCCTTGCTCTTTTACTTTAGCTTTATATCCATTTGGATCTGCAAGTAACCATAATGCTTCTGCAATCAGGTCATGTCTTGGTTCTACAAATTGATACTTCTCTAGTAAGTGACCAAGTAAGTTTGTTTGTTTTCCAGAAATTGAAGAATAACTTGGTTGTACTAATCCTGAGTAAAGTAAACTTTGAACTTTTCTATCAAGCTTTACTCCTCCAATTTCACCTTTTGCAAGTGTGCTATATACATTTTCTGTATAAGCTTTTGCTGCTTTTTCTTGTTGAGATTTCTTTTGCTCTTGCTCAGCTAACTGTCTTGCAACAATCTCTTCTTGCATTCTGTCTAACTTAGGTTTAAACTGGTTTGCTTTTTGTCCTAATTTATCTAAGTCAGCCCAATCTTGAATTTCTGATTCTATTTCCTCAGCTGTTCCAAAGTTAGTTGCATAAAGATACTGTCTTGCTATCTCAGCTTGATCTTGTTCATTATCTGGATCTAACTCAAACATTTCTTCTACTTGAGCTAGTGTTCTGAATAAACCTTTAAGATCTTGTCCTCCATCAGCTACATATTTAGCTGCTATCTGAAGTTCTTCTGGTAGAGACTGAAAGAATTCTTTTGGAGTGTTCTCTCTTACTTTAGCTTCTCTCTCATTAAAGTTAGCTTCAAATAACTCTCTGAAGTCTTTAGTAGTGTATTCCTCTAATGGCTTTTCATCATCAAAAGGCATTAACTCACCATCCTCAATCATTTTATGTGCTAACTCATAAAGACCTGACTTATCTACTTTAGGTCTTCCTTTGTTACCAGCTTCTTCTTCTTGAGTAATTAACCCATCAAGCTCAGCTATAGTTTCTTCAACTTCTGCTTTCTTTTCAGCTGCTTCTTCCCTTTCTTTAGGAGTAGCAGGTGAGTTGTCAAGGAACGTGGTGTCTATATTTTCTTTAGAGAACATAGACTTTGGTTTTTCTTCTTCTTTACCATCTGTAGGAAGCATTACACTTTCTGCACCTGGTACTCCAAAGATCTCATCAATATTTACATCTACTTGCTCTACCGTTGTAGAGTCTTTTACCTCATCACTAAGGTTTTGTGTCTCATTGGTCATTGTTGTTGGTTTTATGTTATACTTTAATATACAAAATAAACTTGATAAATTTAAAAGACTAAGAATAAAATTTTTGCATTATATAGCTAAAGGTTATTTCTTTTCTTTAGAATTTTTCTGGTCAAACTTATTTTTATTGGTTTGAGCTATCTGTAATTGCTTATCAGCTATCTCTCTTTGCACTTGTAACTTCTCTCTTTCTATGTTATTCTTATCTCTATCTAATGTAACTCTGTTGTTTTCTTTTTGGTTTTGTAAGTTAACCTGAGACTGGAATTGCTCAGACTTTCTTATTTCATTCATTTGGTCTGCAAAGTCTGATTGTTGGTTTTGATTTATGTCAGCCATAGATCCATAACCAGCTGCTCTTATTTCAGCAACTAAGATATCTCTTTGTCTATCTTTCTCTTTCTCAGCAGCAACAGCATCAAGTTTCATTTTCTCAATCTCTTGTTGTGATTGAGCTTGTTGTTCTTGCATTTGTTGTTGACTTTGTAATTCCATCTCTTTAGATTTCTGTGCTTTAGCCTCAGAATCTTTAAGTACAGTATTAAGTTGAGCAATAGAGTCAGATTGAACTATTCTACCTAAGTCATATACAGAAGCTCCAGTAGTATTGTTATTCATTGCCATTTGCTTCAATTGCTCTAGTATAGCTCTATGATTAGCATTAGTACTAACAAATATGTTTAGATCCCGCATAAGCAAATCAGTACCATTTACTTGGAAGTTAACTTTCTCATCAGCTGATGTGATATAAGTTAATCTTGTAGATGGTTTAGTTGAGTGATAGTACTGAGCTAAGTCAGTTCTCATCTGATGTACTCTAGGCATTAGATAATCACAGTGCTGAATAAAGAATACTTCTGTTTGGGCATATGAAGATGCAACAGCTTGTTCTACTCCGGTAGCAGTTTGCTGAGATAACTGTTGTCCCATTCTTTGAGGATTAACACCTATTACTTCATAAGCTTGTTGCTTAAAGTGATTAGCTAACTGTATCCTTGACATCAATCTCTCTGTCTGAGATAGATCTAGTTTTTGGAAGTGTTGGAAGTTTAATGCATTCTCAGTGTTTGTAATAGAAGTATCTAAGGGTAACATCTGGAAATTCTTCATTGCCACATAAGCCTTAGCCAAATTCCCTTTACCCCAGTCTTCTCCTAAAGAGTGTCTTGGTAAAGTATTCTGGTCAAGCATAATAATAGTACCAAGCTCATCTACTAAGATATCCGCTATCTGGTTATTTACTATGTTATATCCAATCTGGTATGGCTTCATTAAGTCAATAAGTGCAGTGGATTTAGTGTTTCTGTCTGAAAAAACTGCGCCCTCCACAGGAAGTTTACAACCATATAGTGTAGCATCACCTTTAAACTGGAACTTAATAGGACCCATTTTATTTCTATTGACACCTAGATATATAGGAGCAAAGCCTCCAGGATTATTCATACCCCAGAAAGATGGAATGTTTGGTCCAATCTTTACACCACCCCATACCTCATTAATCCAGATCCAGTCTATATGCTCACCAAATACAAGATTATCTTTACTCTTGTTTTTGATAAGTCTTGTGTCATATATAGGCTTATCAGTTATCTTATAGTCTTCAGTTATTACATCATTAAACACTTCTCCGGAATCAGATATCTTAGTTAAGTGTCCAACCTTTCTCTGTGACTTCCAATATACTGTAGATACTCTTAACAAATATGCAGTACCTTGGTCATAGTAATCTTCTCCTTCAGAAAGAATTTGTGTAATAACATCTCCTCCTTCTAGTACATTACCTGTCATAGCTGTAGTATACTGACGGTATCCTAATGAAGGCATGTTAGTATTCCATTCATGAGACTTAGTTCCATCATAGAAACTACCATCATTCTGCATACCACCAATATTATAACCAGCAGATCTAATAGGATATACAGCTTCTAGTGCAGCTAATTGCTCCTCAGACATTATATAACCATATCTATCTATAACATCAGATGGTGTCATCATATCTGTTTTACCTACCCAGTTAGCCTGAGATATATATCTAGCATCCGGAGACTTGTGATAGAATGTAATAGCTGGATTCCAAAGTTCTACTTCATAATCATCCTCCATCATACGGAAATGCCAGAACTCACGGTCTGTAATTAACATGTCACGGAAACCTCTTTCTTCAAGTTCATCCATGTTAAATCTTTCTACATCAACTTTGTGCTGGTGAGTAGCCCATTCTTCTACCATAGATTTATAATCTTTGCGGAAGAACATTTCTATTTCTGGAAGTGACTTAAGTTTTTCTGGTGATACTTCTTGTTGAAATTCTTCAGACTCAGGATCCATGCCTTGCTCTATTAAAGCAGCCTGGATTTTCATCTGTGCATCAGATAGTAATGTTTCTTCTACCATCTTTCTTTTTTGTTCAAGCATCTCATTGTAAGATAGCTCATCCATAGCTCTGTATGTAACCTTACTAGATCTTTTTGCAAATTCAGCTACTAGAACATTAATAACATTTGGAATAATTGGGTAGAACTTTAACTCAAGAGCTGAAGCATCTTCTTTTGTAAGAATCTCCACAATGTCTCTATAGTCATTATCTTCTTCTACTATATAGTCAGATTTATCTATAATACCTTTGGCAAGTTTGTAGTTCTTCATTAGTCTTCTAGCATTTCTCCGGATTTGCTTAAGACCTTGCCATTCATGCCAGTCTAAATTCCAAGCAGCCCACTCTTCATCTTTTTCTTTTCTAGGTAAAAATTGTAATGGCTGGGTTATAGTACCCATTCTATTACTTTGAGTTTTTGCCCCAGATTTGGCCTGCAATGCGTTTATAATCTGCATAATACTTTACTTTATATTTTTAAATGGTGATCTTGTAATTCCTTTGCTTAATGAATTACCAGAACCACCCATGTGTCTAAATGGACTCTTATTTAATTTAAACAAATTTTCTGACTTTTGCAAGTTTTTAGCCACATCATCCATGATTGTTCTTGTTGCAAACCCTCTATTTGATTCTTGAATCCTCATAAAAGCAACAAGAGCTGCAAAAGAAACTAGTCTATCCACATTGACTCCATCTGCATATTCTCTCATTTCTTTGATTAACATAGGGTCAGGAATCCTTTCTATTCCATATTTTGTTCTGACAACAGTACCATCAGGTTTTGTTTCCACATCTATTTCTTCTTTACAATATTCTATGGCATAACTTAGAAGATGGGCTTTAAAAAGGGTGCCTGTATTTTTCCAACCATACTCCTGAAATACATTGGCATTAGATCCAAGATCTTTCAGGAACATAATCTGACCTTTAGGCACCAGATACTTTTGTTTTTTTCTGGATATCATATACTGGATAAATAGAGATATGTTATTCTCTATAAGTGTCCAGGCATTATACCATTCTATAATTAATTCTAGTTTCTGGTGGGTTTTATTTATATCATCAAATCTACCACACCATGCAGCTACTATTTTACCTTGTTCTATGTATGTCTCTGTTTCAACACCAGTAACCTTAGTTACTTGAAGTGGGGCTTTCATTACATATATTGAACATAGTGATTCTGAGGTAGTTGTTTTTCCTTCAGACACGGGGTCAATAGATGCATAATATGTTTGACCAAACTGAGCATCTTTGATAGGTCTTTCCCATACAACTAATACTCCTGTTTTATCTTCTGTCTTTTTGGATATAGGGAACTCAGATATAGGTCTTTTATTTGTAGGCATTACAGCAGGCTTACCATTCTCATCTGTGCTTATATCTAAGAATTCATAACCATAGCTTTTTTCTTCTATTCTTCTTTCTTGTGCTGCAAGCAAGTGAGTAGGAAATACAGATACTGTTCTATGATCAAATGCTTCTTTAATGTTTCTTGGATGCTGAGATATCCTTAACTGGTAGTCTTCCGGACTTAATTCTTTTTTCCATTTCTCAAACTGTTCATCTAGAGCTTTTAATGCAGCTTCTACAAGTGAATTACCATAAGTATCTATGTGTGGAGGCATAGACCATTGTTCAGGAATAAATAAACCTGACATACCTATAGTACCTTTATCATCAATTAGATCTGTTTCTACTGCATATATATCTTTAGATAACGGATTAAGGATCATATCTCTCAGTGGATTACATTGAGATAAGTCACCCACAGATCCTGCAGCTATAAACATTCCTGTAGTAATAAGTCCAGATCTCATGGCCGGGCGCATGTACTCATATGTCTGATCCATCTTAGGAGCAATCCCAGCCTCCTCATGAAAGAAGTATTTAACTGGACCCCCTACACCATTTGTTGGATCTTTCTCAAATGACATACCTTGTATAGTACCTTTAAGACCAACTTCATTCTTTCTATCTCCTTTTCTTACCTCAATCTTTTGCTGCCACATCATTACTTTATCCGGTGACATAGGTCTGTACCATGCTGTATGTTCATTTAGGAATGCAGCATATTCTTGTAAGAACTTCCAGGATCCTTTCTCATTGATATAATCCTTAAGACTGGCTCCCATCTTGAGAGTAACCCCAGCCTCAAACCATTGCTGATTTATAAACTTACCCATATGATAGTAAGAAGAGGCTATCTGCCGTTTCTTTAAGATAGCTGAGTGTTTATAATTAAGTTCTGCCAACAACTCATATAAGGCCATATGATACTGAGCATCCCTGATCTTAGCAAAGCCAAACTGTTGTATCTCTTTGTCAAAGATAGGCAAGAAGTTTAACCACATGTAGTATTCTCTAGCTACAAACCATGTGTTATCTTTATCTTTTACTATAATACCTTTACGGCATTTAAGCTTTTGATCATCCCAATATGTTATATAGTCTTTTGATTTGAATGGAGATGTAGTATATACTCCAGCTTTTTTAAACTTGACTGACTCAGATATAAAAACTTCATTGGTAGTTTCATTGAAGTTGTACTTACCTGGTTCTTTAAATACTCCAAAGATAAAGTTGCTGAACTCTTCTCTGGATTCAAAACTTGTGGTTGTCCAGTTTCCGTTGTCATAGGTTGGTATGTCTTGGTAAATTTCACTCATTACATGTCATATGCTAGTCCTTGTCCACCTCTAACTTTACTTTGTTGTTCTTCTTGAAGATCTTTATAGGCTCCTTTAAAAGACTGTCTAATTGCATCATAGTTTTTAGCTGCGCTAATTAGAGAGTTTATATTACCATCTCTACCTGCAGTAATTGTAGTTACTTCCATATATCTTGCTAATCTATCTAACATGGATGCAATACCTTTATATGCTCTAGATGTTGGTGTTTCATACATTCTTTCACAGAATTTAAGCGCAGTAAACACAGCATCATCTTCTGTTGAGAACTCACCTTCTATCTGTTGCATGATCAGGTTTTCTTTATCTATATCTGGTGTGTAGAAGAAAGGATTCATATCTGGATTAGGACATGTCATGTAGAATAAGTACTGATATATCTTAAGGTAATCTTCTGGATAATCATCCATGATATCTTTAAGTGCCTTTAGAGTATAGCAATGCTCTGTTGGTATTACTACATTATTTTGTATTTCAAATAGCTTAACTATCATATAAAGGGATTTTCAATTTTTGGTTTGGACTTTATGCCAAATAACTTTTTAAAACCATCTATAAGTCCTGTTGCAAGATATGAATTAAAAAATAAATGGTCATTATCAACTACAACATATCCTTTTAAATATTCCTCATCTGGTGAGTAGCTTATACTTGTTTTTTTATTTGGTTTAATCTTTACAAGTAATTTACCTTTATATCTAAATAACACTAAGCCTGAATAGCCCAATATTATTGTTCTTCCTGGGTAATTCTTATCATAGTGTCTTACTTCATAAAATTTCATACTATTTTTTTTTAATTGGGTTGTCTTTCATATAGTGAATAATTGCCTGTACTTCATCTACTAAATAAGGTACTGCAATTGCTTTTACTTCTTTTATTACAGGGTCTCCATTCTCATCTTTCTTAGTTACAGGATACCCCCAATTATCTTCAGCCTCTACCTCAAACATAACATGGTGTATAAATATTCTTCCTGGTTTTAGTTTAGGATTATGCTTCAATATAATATACATATAAATACTCAATTGTAAAGCATAATGATAGAAATGACAGTCATCTAAGTTATCTACTGGTGGTAGCATTTTATCCGGCATACCCTCCCAGTTTACATAAGACTCCATATCTATCTTCTTATTAGTCTTGTAGTCAGTGATATTTACTTTACCATTGACTACTTCAACTAAATCTGATTGGCCACATAAGCCTGCTGACTTAAGATAGACCATATGTTCTGGATACACGCCTGGTTCTAACTTTTGATTTGGTGCTACTCTTATCCCATTATTCTCACCAGATGGTTTAAATACAGGTATAGTAACTCCTTCTCTTTCTAATGAAGCTAAAGAGCATAAGTCATCTTCTCTTTGGTTATGGTACCATGTACCTAAGGTAGTAGATCTGTCTGCTTCATTAGTCCATATCTGCTGTATCAATACAGGATCAATACCAAACCATTTTGACTTTTTACTCTTAGTAACTTTCTCTGCAGTCTTTTTTGCATCAAAAGGTTTTTTAAAAGCTGATACTACAGAAGTAACACTAGTCCAGCTAATGTTTTCTTCTGAGCTTAAGCTTTTGTAGCTATGATCTGCTGCATTAAATACTATACTCATGTTTAATCTTTAGATTCATCTAATGCATCTAACTCATCTTCCTTTTCTTCAGTAGTAAGTGCTTCCCATTTACCTAGTGGACATTCTGATGATAAAGATCTTGTTTTAAAGTTAAGTGAGCACCCACATTCATTACAGCAAGGAGCTGTGCCTTTAACAGCACACTTCTTTCCTTTGTGTTCACATTCATCACATATACTATATCTTAATCTAGCTATTTCTTCTACTGTCTCATCTCTGATAACTGAGTTAGTTATGCCTTCAATTATTTGGTTTCTGTTCTCCCAAATTAGTTTTAGTGTGTTTTTCATCTTTTTCTTTTTTAAAAGTTTCTCTTCTTTGTTCTTCTAACAGAATCTTCTGTTCTAATACAATAAGCAAGTCAAGCTTTGACTCAATTCTTTTTTTATTAAAGTATGCTCCAAAAGTGGATGTGTCATGGTTTTCTAAAGACTTTTTAAATCTTGGTATAGACTTTTTTACTGTAGAGCTTTTTGTTATAAACTGACCTAAACCATCTATGTTTATTCTTGGATGCTCTAAGTTTGCCACACATTCTCTAATTCTTTTGTAGTAAAAGTCTATAAAATTTTCAACTAGTATCTGATCTACATCAAGATCTTCAGCTACATGTTTATATAAACTAGATGCTTTCTTGGGTATCATTCTGACCAAAGAATTTGTAATCTAATAATATATTCCCATCTGTTTGTATCTTCAGATCTGGGTTTAAACTGATTATCTTTTTATTGTCTTTATCCTTTATCACTAAGCCATTTTTCTCAGCTTTATTAATACAGTTTCTGACAGTCTGTGGTGTTTTAAATATCCACTCCTCCTCAGAAGATGCATCATAGCAAAAGTTAGTTAGCTCAATTGGCTGGTTAAAGCTCAATAGTGTTAAACAGTTTAAATCAGATTCACTCATTGTCACACGGTTAATGTAACAATGAGTTAGTATCTGAAATTTAACAACATCCCATTTGGGCATTTTGACCCGCTTTTGTACTTGGTTTACAAGTGCCATGGTTTATTGTTTTTTAAGCTTTCTTTCTTTTGGTGTAGGTACTTCATCTTGAACAAGATCTTCTCTCTCATTTTCTTCTTCCTCAAATTCTTCATGGTTCTGAGGATTCATCATCATTGCCATTTGAACTTGGAACTGTGCTCTTCTAAATCTTACTTCATCTATCTCAGCAAGTTTCTTCTCATAATTAAGTTGAGCATCCAGATAGGGAATTGAGTCTTCATAAAACTTAAGCATGTCAGCTTTTTTTGCAGCTAATTCTTCTGCAGATAATTCCATTTCTGGTTCATGTTGGTTCATGTTTTCCATTGTATATATTTTATAAGTTTAGACAAATATACAATAAAAGTTTAAACAAGATATATTTAAAACAAAAAATCCAGGCATACAAAGTACCTGGATTAGTATATCTAGTATATCTTAATCATAGTCCTGGAACTCTTCTTCTTTTTATATACTTCTTCTGTCTAACTTTTCTTTTGCTTCCTCTACAACCCGGAGGATCACCTGGTCCACCAGTACATTGACTTTCTGCAGATGCTGCATTAGGAGATTGCAAACCTGTTACTCCGCCAACCTCATAACTTTTCATTGACCTGATCATTGGTGCAGGTCCTCCTTTTTGCATTGACTTACAGAATACTGTAGCATCTGTAACTCCTTTTAATCCATGTTTCATATTATCTATTTTTAATTGTAAAGTTTAAAACAGTAAGCAGGTAAAACTCTCTTGATATATCTATCTCTAGTGAGAATATGTCCAAACTAGATAATCTCAATCTTACCATCACTTTATCCCACTGCTTCTTTGAATTATTCCAGTTGTTTCTCAGTTTCATACTATAAGCTTAATAACATATCAATTAACTCTTGCTGCGGGAACATGTCCACTTTACCTCTTAATACATTAGTGTGAGAGTACATTCCAGGTGTAGAATTAGCTTTAGCCAAATCTAACACATCAAATCCATCAGCACCTTTAGCTTTTACATACTCTACTAAACCTACTCTAGGATCTATGTTATATTTCTCAGCTACAAATAGTATCCATTGTTTTAATGCAGTTATCTGAGCATCTGAGTATCTGTGCCAGAACTGAAATTCACGG